GCGCCGATATAGGGTTTACCCTATATCGGCTTTTATTACCTCCGCATGTTTGAAATATCTCGCGCAGCCTCAGTATTAAACACCGGCACCGCATTTGATTTGTGCATGGTGGCCACGCCCAACATTTGGTCGCCGGTATATTGTTTGGGCATTACCTTTGCCGTGGAACCTTGAAACTTTCTGCGGAATTCTTCCGCAGATACTGCGGCAGCCTTAAGCCCCGGAGTCTCCAGAACTTCATAACGCAAGCGCACGCGGGAGTTTTTCATTGTGAGCAACAATAATAATTAGGGGAACAAATGCCAGTAGCGAAACCATAACTAGGTTAAATACCATTTTAGATCAGCCTGAAAAATGCAACCATGTTAGCACACAGAAAGGCAAGGGAATAAAATCCATAATCACGATTATGAAATATGCTCCAGAATGAGCTGGCCAAAAAGCACACAATACCTGGCAGCACAAAACCAGTGGCACAAAACCACGCGCCGCACACTGCCAGCAGACTAGGGAAATTTTTCATGTTAACGACGATTAGCCTTTTGGGCTTCCCAAAGTGTATTAGTCATCTGGTGGCACCGACTAGGCTGGATGCCAAGCGAGAGCATAACACGTTTCCACGGTTCGCCGTGGCCTTTTTCCTGAAAAAGATCCCATGCCGCTTGGTGACAAACTTCATGCGGAATTGTGTCCTGCACAAAATCAAACGGATGTTCGGCAAACAAACTAGTAGACAGGTCAATTTTTCTGTGAATGTAAAAGCTGCGGCCTGCGGTAGTTTTCAAGCGAGCATTAAGTGCCACGGTGGGCATGGGTTCGGTCAACCCCGGATAAACCCTGATGAGGCTGGCCCAGGTTTTGGCCACGGTTTTTTGGGCCAGTGCTAACAGTGTTTTTTGATCCATGAGGTATTCTGCACCCACCTACACCAGGTTGCCATAGGTGTAAACACCTATGAGAAAGTTGTTGACCCGACCCGATTTTGCATGGTAAAATCGGCGCTAAAAGACCCCACAGCTTGTGGGGTCTTTGTTTAATTCACCACCCAACCGTCATCCCGCAACTGTTCACGTCCCTCGGGTGTGCTGCGCATGTATGCCATGTAATCATCCAGAGCTGTCAACCCTGCCATCAAAACCCCACGGTCAGTGTGGTCAACCCAGCGGGGACGGATGCCATGCACGTCTTTGTAGTAGTCCGAAAAGATCTCAGCCAGTTCGCGGGTTTGCAGCAGGGTGTAGTTCATGTTAGTCCTTGTTTGAGAGTGTGCACAGATATTACCATGGCCACCATGCCATGAGCAGCTATTTCATAGGTGTTTACACCTACAACAAAGTTCTTGCGCCGGCCCCATTATAGGGTGTATAATGGGCGCCCCAGGGGTAAACCCTTGCGGGTTTACCTTATATGATTACTTGTTGCTGATGTTGGTACTCTTAAACAGAATACCGCAAACCACCAAGATACCCCATGCTTGCAGCCACCCGATAACCTGTAAACCCTGCACAGCAGGCACCAAACACAGATTCCAAAGTATCATTACTGGCCAGGCCATAATCATACCGATTACAACCACCGCCAGAATCAACACAACAACAGCACCAACACTCTTCACAAATGTTTCCATGAGTTTCCTTTAGTTAACTATTACCAATCGAATCGAGGATTCGGGTTATACCAATTAGCCGAATCTTCTTGATCCTGTTCAATCTCCACAAACACCCATGACACGGGAATTTCCAGCACACGTGCAATGGTTTCGGGATCTAGTCCCAGCCCCAGCATGTGGTCAATTTGCACGCTCATGTCAGAGAGCTTCGACATAATAGTTTCCTTTAGTTAATGTGATTAAACAAAAGGGTTTCCCCCTTTTGTTTAAGCCTGTTGCCAAAGATTCCAACGGATCAGGCCGTTAACCTTATCGTCAATTGAACGGCCAGTTTCCGTCCAAAGGTCTTTAGTCTCTTGCGGGATGCCAGCCTTGACAGCCTCAAAAAATGCCACACTGTAGCACCCGCGCGATTGTTGCACCAGGCCCGCGTTAGCCTCAAAAGCTTGAGCAAAAGCGCGATTCTGGGCGGCGACGTGATTGATCATGATGGTCTCCTGCCCGTCGCCGTGCCGCACTATGCTGCACTGCCGCGAGGGCTAGCGGGTTTTGCAACCCACTGACGTAAGTGTACACCAGAAACGCAAAACGCATAAAGACTACATTTTGTAGGGTCTTTCACCAGGCCTGCGCTGGTCCTGTGTCCTGCTATGGCCTGCGCTGGTCCTGTGTCCTGCTATGGCCTGCGCTGGTCCTGTGTCCTGTAGTGATTAGCCCTACATTTTGTGGGGTTTTTCACCAGGCGTGCGCTAGATGCACTACACTAGAGTCCTACCCCACCCCCTAACAGGACAGCACCATGACACCCACTCGCGCACATGCCATTACCAGCTATCTGGGCAGCCTGCCTTGGACCAGCTACCCCGCCAACGGCTGCACTGGCGTGACGTGTGGCCAGCTCAGTTACTATTTTTTCTTCAACGATGCGGACCAGATCGTGCGAGTGATTATTGATTGAACGCCATAGGGGGAAACCCCTATGGTTGCCCTTCACACTTTCAGCGAGAATTGCCACATGTCACAGCAAACACAGCAACAATACCGCGCCAGGCAAGCCCAGGCCATCGCACTTTTTCGCGCGTATGCCGCGCATCGCGTTGCGCAAAGTGCGCAATAGGTAGAAACCCCTATTGACTTCTGCCCCGGCCAGGGGCGGTTGCAAGACTAGGGGTTTACCCTAACGCCTAACACCCACCCACACGCGTAATTTTCAAAAATTTCGACAAAACTTTTGGGTGCCCAGCACTGCACCCACCACACAAAATTTTTTGACTTGCCACACACCCACCCACGTGTTATAATTCACCTAACCCCACTGAATTACACACCATGAAAAACCTAGCCCCCCACCATCCCGCTGAAGTGCTTGAAATAAGCCCTGAGGCACTAGAAATCGCCAACTGTTACCTAACCCGTCAAAGTGCCCAGCAGGTTGCAGATGAACTCTCAATCTCAACTGAATTAGTCACCACAGTTTTGGCCCGCAGAGAAGTCAAGGCATACATTGATCAGGTGTTTTTTGACACCGGCTTCAACAACCGATTTCGCATGCGCGATGCCATGGATGCCATTATTCAGAAGAAGTTTCAAGAACTAGACGAGGCTGATGTGGGCTCCGGCAAAGACATCCTAGAAATCTTGGCACTATCTCACAAAATGACCATGGAAACCCTAGACCGGCAGATTCAGTTAGAGAAATTGAAAGGCTCGAACCTGCGCACTCAAACCAACATTCAAATCAATGAAGGTGGCGGAAGCAATTACCATTCACTAATCGAAAAGTTAGTGCGCTCAAATGCTTAAAGTTTCCAGACCTGATATTAGCGCAGACGCCATCACAGACTATCCAGCTGACCGCAGATTCATCAAGCTGCCTATTGCCGCGTACTTAAAGTTGCTGACCTTTAACGGGCAAAACGTCTATGATGAGCTGAACCGTCCACAGATTGCCCTAATCAACGCAGCTAATAGCCCCCAGTACCGATTTATCTGTGCTGCACTATCGCGCAGATTGGGCAAAACCTTTATTGCCAACGTGATCGGACAGCTGGTGAACCTGATCCCAGGGTCGAATGTGTTAATCATGTCACCCAACTACAACCTCTCCTCAATTTCATTTGAACTGCAGCGCAGGTTTATCAAGCACTTTGACCTAGAAGTAGCCAAGGACAATCTCAAGGATAAAGTCATTGAACTGGAGAATGGGTCGACCATTCGCATGGGTTCGATTTCAACAGTAGACTCGTGTGTTGGTCGCAGCTACGACTTGATCATATTCGACGAAGCTGCCTTAGGCTCAGACGCAGAAAATGCTTTTAACGTAAGCTTGCGGCCTACCCTAGACCGCCCCAACGCCAAAGCCATATTCATCTCCACTCCCCGCGGCAAAAACAACTGGTTTTCAAAGTTTTGGCTGCGTGGCTTCTCCCCAGAATACCCTGAATGGATTTCCCTGCACGCGGATTATACTGAGAATACCCGCATGCAAGAGTCGGATGTGTTGGAAGCGCGCCGGTCGATGACTCCCGCTGAATTTGATCAGGAGTACCTGGCATCATTCAACACCTTTGAAGGCCAGATCTTCAACTTTAGTGACACTTGTGTACAAGAATTTGTGCACCACGACGGCTGTGAGTACTTTGCTGGACTAGATCCTGGCTACCGTGACCCTACTGCGTTTTGTGTGCTGGCGTATTCTCCGCAACAGGACGTGTTCTGGGTAGTAGACGAGTATCAAGATGCTCAAGCTGTAACGGCAAAACACGCAGAGAAACTATCCGAATATGTCCAAAAATACGGTTTAGAAACTATCTTTATTGACTCAGCCGCCGCACAGTTTGCAGCTGATTTAGCGTATACTTATGACATTGCTACTATCCGGGCCAAAAAGGACAGACTACCAGGTATTGCTTACGTGCAGACCCTAGTAGCTCAAAACCGGCTGCGAGTAGCTCCGCACTGCCAAATTACCTTGCAGATGCTGGACCAGTACAAGTGGGACGACCGTGAAACGCTCACACAAGAAAAACCCAAACACGATGCTCACTCGCACATGGCAGATGCACTCCGGTATGCCCTATACACTTACACCTTATAAATTTTAGGGTGTTTGTGGTCAGTGGTTAGAAAAATTTTCAGGTTGACTGTTCGCTGCCTAGGTGCTATAATAAGAAAGTTTAAAAATTCGGTCCAAAAATGGCAAAGAACACTGATAATAAACGTATTGCGGTAAAATTTGTAAGAGACAAGGCAAAGTCAGCTTACGACAAGCAGGATCATTGCCACATCTGCGGTACCGAAACAGATCTAGAACTACACCACACCCACTCCATTACTCTGCTGCTGAATAACTGGGCCCAAGAAATGCGCTATGACATTTCTACGGACGCAGGAATTTTGGCGGTCAGAGATGAGTTTATCGAGCTGCACCGCAAGGAAATCTACGACGATGTGTTTACACTATGTAACCCCCATCACGTAGCTTTACACGGTGTGTACGGTAAAGCTCCAGCTTTAGCCACTGCAGCAAAGCAGAGTACTTGGATTGAAAAACAACGTGCAAAGTGCTCTGGTGTGCAGGTGGAGAAAACTCCCACTGCGGGCCTTGGTAGTTTCGCACGATTCTACAAAGGAACTCCATGAATTGGTATGATCCCAGAACTTGGTTTCCCACTACTACAAAGCTAAACCCTGCACAAGAATTAATTTCTCGTCAAGAAGGAACCTACATTGGTTCTGACTTTCAGATAAGTTATGCTCAGGCTTTTGATAAATTAGAGTGTGTGAACCGCGGCGTTAACATGATTGTTAGTGCTTGCAGTAGCTTAGACTACGACATAAAAGACAAAAAGATTGAGGGGGTTGTACAAGGCGTACGCCAAAAGCAACTTTTTAACTTACTTAATTTTACAGCTAACCCTTATCAGAGTGCACAAGACTTCAGAAATAACATATTTACTGATTTCATCTTGGAAGGTAATGTATTCTTGTACTGGGACGGTGTGCATCTTTACCACCTACCGGCTAGCAGAGTAACAATTGAAACAGATACCAAAACCTTTGTAAGCGGCTATCGCTACATGGGTCAAACACTATTTAAGCCAAACGAAGTCATGCACTTCAAGGACTTAAACGCACAGAGTATTTACCGCGGCATGTCACGCTTGCAGTCGGCAGATCGCAACATCAAGATCATGTACAAAATGCAGCTGTTTCAGGAGCAGTTCTTTGAAAACGGTGCGGTCACAGGCTTGATCTTTACCTCTGATAACACTCTAAGTCAAGTAGCCAAAGACAAAACAATTCAAAACTGGCAGTCACGCTACAGTCCAAAGAACGGTGCACGCAAGCCCATGATCTTGGACTCTGGCTTAAAGCCGTTTTCTGACCTAACACAGTCGTTCTCAGAAATGGATTTTGACAACTCCATTAAAACACACGACCACAAGATCCTAAAGGCTCTAGGTGTTCCACCTATCCTACTAGACGGCGGCAACAACGCCAACATCAACCCTAACTTACGGTTGTTCTACCTAGAAACAGTATTGCCCGTTGCAGTAAAGTTTACCTCAGCTGTTGAACGTTATTTTGGTTACGACATTCAGCCAATCACAGCCAACGTAAGCGCACTGCAACCAGACTTAAAAGACATTGCAGCGTATCACTCAACCCTAGTAAACGGTGGAATCATCTCACCAAATGAAGCCAGAGTTGAACTACGCTACGACACAAAACCTGACGCAGATGATCTCAGAATTCCAGCTAATATTGCTGGGTCTGCAGCTAATCCAGGTGTAGGGGGTGCGCCCAAAAAACCCCCAGCAGCTGAAACGGCTGCATGAAAGGAAAGTTATGGATAAAACAAAAGTACTATACCTAAATAGTGCTTTTTCCATAAAAGATACAAAAGATAGCCTGCCCATGCTTTCAGACAAGATTGATTCAATCTTTATTGAAGGTTACGCTAGCACAAATGACGTAGACCGAGCAGGTGACGTTGTGAGTAGCACAGTATGGGAAAAAGGCATTCAGAACTATCTTAAAAACCCAATCATTCTAGCTCAACATGACCACGACGATCCAGTTGGACGCATGGTAGACTACAGAATTGATGACAAGGGTTTATGGATTAAAGCAAGAGTATCAGCAGCAGCTGAAATATTTAATTTAGTAAGAGACAAAGTATTAACAGCGTTTAGTATCGGATTCCGAGTAGTAGATGCTGAGTATAATGCTGCCGCAGAAATATTTATGGTAAAGGAACTGGAGCTGGTTGAGATTTCAATCGTGTCAGTACCCTGCAACCAAAATACGATTTTTAGTTTAGCCAAGGCATTTTCAGGTGCTGAGGAATACAACGAGTTTAAGAAACAGTTTGCAGTTGTTGATAATGTAGCTAAAGGGCTAGAAGTCAGCGATGGGGCAAGCAGTACAACACAAAAGGAATGGAACATGAATCCAGAAGAAATCAAGCAAATGCTAGCTGACGCCGCAAAGAGCGCCGCTGAGCAAGCCACCAAGTCCCTACTAGCTGCTCAAGCTGAGCAAGCTGCTCAGGCCCAAGCAGAAGCCAAGGCTCAAGAAGAATTTGACGCCAAGGTAAAAGCCGCTGTAGCCGCTTCAGTAAAGACTGTTGATACCGGTGCTGAGCGTCTACTAGCTGAAGTTACTCAGCGCCTAGAAGCCCAAAGCCAAGAATCAAAGTCAGCCCTAGCGGGTCTAGAAGCTGTTCTGAAAGAAAAAGCTGACGAACTAGCAAAACTACAACTTTCAAAGATGAGTTTTGCTGACAACAAGAACCAAACAGGTCCATCTTATGCAGAAAAGGAAAAGGCAGTTTTACTAGCCAATTTCTCACGTAAGAGCATTGGTGATACTAAGTACGGTCAAGAACTAGTTCAGAAGTATGGTCAACACTTACCTTCAGCTACTTGGGAATTAGAAGTCTCCCTAAGCATGGAAGAAGAAATTCGTCGTAAGCTGATCGTAGCGCCTCTTTTCCGCGCAATCGACATGAAGACCAACGTAATGACTATTCCTCTAAACCCAGATGCAGGTTTAGCTTCATGGGCTCAGAATAGTGACTTCGGTGCCGCAGCTTCTGCTGGTGGTACTACAGCTACTACTACTGGTACTGTTGGCGTTGGTAGCCCACATGCAATCAAGGAAATTACCCTGAATGCGTACAAGGTAGCAACCAAGGAATACCTAAATTACGAAGAAGAAGAAGACTCACTACTTGTGCTACTACCTTTCATTCGTGAAGCCATGGTTCGTCGTATTGCTCGTGCAATCGATCGTGCTTTTGTACAAGGTGCTGGTTCAGGCCAAGACCCAGTTAAGGGTCTAACCAAGTACGCAAACACCACAGCTACCGCAGTTAACGCAGCAGTTGGTACAGCAGCTACTGTTGCTAACATGCGTGCTATGCGTGCTAAGCTAGGTGTAATGGGTCTGGATCCTGCTGATGTTACTTTCGTTGTTAACAGCAGCGTGTACTATGATCTTCTAGAAGATACCACATTCCAGACTATGAACCAGGTTGGTGTACAAGCTACACTCTTAACTGGTCAGATCGGTCAGATTGGTAACTCACCTGTGCTAGTTTCAGGCGAACTACCTGACAAGCCAGCTACTGGTACTGCTGCAGTATCTAGTGCTTGGGCCGCAGACACCAACGTAGGTGCTCTAGCTGTTTATACTACAAACTTCGTAGTTGGTAATCAGCGTGGCTTACGTATGGATACTCAAGAACTAGTTGAGACCCAGCGTCGCGTTATGGTTGCAAGCCTACGTACTGGCTTTATGCAGCTAAGCACTGCTTACGGTGCTGGCGTTGTAAGCTTACGTTACGC